GGGGGGTCTGTGGCTAGTAAATCCACACTATTATCTTTGAGTTCTTTTAAGACATCTGCGCTGTCTCCATTAAATAAATGTTGTTCCATTTTTATACAAATGAGTATTTTGTTTTTGGTTTATATGCCATCTGTGAAATCAAATACCTACTACTATCTAACAAGTGGTCTTTGCCCATCGGTTTAGATGTTATGTTGTTTGAGCGGTCTTTAGCCCACCTATAGTTCTTAAACTCCTCAATCAGATTGGTTGATTTCTCGTCAATCTGTATCTTGTATTGTTTCATCAGGTTTATCCCAAACAGAACTGAACCAGCTTCTTTCTTCACAGGGACAATCTTTCTATATCCCCTCTTTCTTAATTCTTCTAACATACGAGGTTCTGAACTATCGGCAACAATATCAAAGGTTTTTTGTATACCACCTTCTTCTAACTTATAGGCAATATCATCAACAAGTAATCCCTTCTCATAGAATACTTCCTTGAGATAAATGATGTTGTCTGGTTCGTTGATAAGACCCCACACACACGCACATTCATCTTGACTATATCCCCAATCTAAACCTACTCCTAACATCTTGGAATAACGGGGGGCTTCACTCACCACTTCCCAATTCACAAAGATGGTCTCTCTTGGTTTAATTCTCTTACCGAGAGCATAGACCTCATACATTTCAGGGTCAAGGTTCTTGAGGTTCTCAATTGCCTCCACAACCCTCTTCTCTAAAAATGGGTTCTGTTTGTAGGTTGAAATAATAAGTTGTGCGTTCTCTTGGGTTTCAAGTTCATACCAATACCACCCGTCTTGTTCTGTTGGGTTGTAGTCCGCAACAATAAAACCAGTGGTTCTCATATTGAGCTGTGTGAATGGTTCAAGTCCAACATTTGTAATCTCGTTGATGAATACAATATCCTGTTTCATTCCACGAAGTTTACCTCCATCTTCAGCCCCCAAGAAACGAATTAAACTACCATTATCAAACTTATAAACAACCTCACTCTTGTTGAAGTTATCAGGGTTATAAAATCCCATCTTATCCATCACATCAATAAAGTCAATCAGGACAGAGTTTCTAATTGAAACGAGGGTATCCCTTACAATCGTAATAGTTGTGTGTTTCTGTATTGCCTGAAGTATCAAATAGGTAATGATTTGATAGGTCTTCCCTGAACGAGATGAGCCCCTTAAGGATATCAACCTCTTTCCTGACTTTACTGCTTCGTCAATTTTTAAGTATAATTCTGATGCTTCTACTACCATATATTTCTATCCCCAGAGTTAGATAAATATATGGTTTAGGGATAAAAAGAAAACCCCACTTTTTTAGGGTGGGGACAATAGGGAGCACTATTGTTTTTATTTTGTGTTGAGGTATTCCTCAATTTTCTCAAACCTTTCTCCAAGTGCTGCGGAGTATCCATTTTCTACATAGTCAACAAGGACTACTGAAATTGAAACAAGTTCTTTGAGAGTTAGACATTTACCACAAGAATTAGCCCAATCTAATGTGAGTTTTAATTGTGATTGTGTTGCGATTTGTTTGTCTTTATTGTTTGCCATTTTATTTATTTTTGACTATTTAAGGGGGTATTTCTACCCCCGTTGTTATTATTACCAACCCGATTTAATTGTTGCTGCTCCTGTATCATTCTTGGTAATCTTCATAGGTGTTGCTTCACCCATAAGTTTTAAGAATATCTTATGTTGTTTCATAAGGTGTTCGTGAAAAGATTGGGTGTCTTCCTTGAAATACTTTCTAATCATTTCAATTCTGTCTCCCCCAAAATAATCTACAAGTGTGTCGTAGATGCCGTCTATTGTTATTGTCTGTCCCATTTTGTTTTGTTGTTTTGTTTTCATACATCAAATATACTACAAGATATTTAATCAGTCAAGTTCCTATAAGAACTTTTTTAATATTTATCTGATAGGTGTTCTTCGTAAGCCGAATACTCGTCTTGAAGTTTCTGTTCTCTCCACAACTGATACTGGTAGTCATCATCTTCCATTTCGTTATTCAAACGAAACATAATCAATTCCTGTAAGTTCATTTCCTCAAATAATTCTTTAGTGCGTCCCATAGTATTAAGCGTTTTTATATTCGTTGATGTATCGTTGTTTAACTTCCATCTTTAATCTTCTCTGTTCTTCAGTTGGGACTAAATCAGGATTGTTCTTTCTCACAATAGTAATGGTTGCTGCCAAGGTATGTGATGTTGGTATTTTACCCCCCAAGATATGTAGGAAAAAATCATCAAGGGTTCTGATACCATAGTGTATACATAGAGCTTTTGATACTTCCACCCACAACAAATCATTTGATGCGATGGTCTCGGGCTTTGCTCTGTAAGCCGTTTCTACTATTTGTTCTAATTTCATAATTAAAATATAGTAATGATTTTTGTTAAGTCAAGTTCCTATAAGAACAATTTAATTAAAGAAACTAAAAAAATCTTCTACATCTTGGTTGGTCTTAATAACCTTACCATTACCATCAGCCACGAATGCCTCGTTATAGGTGAACCCAAAATAACCCTTCTCGTTTGCTATAGACCATTCATTTGGACTTGGGGTAAAGATATTAAGGTTGAGTTCTTTTGACTTCTCTAAAAGGGATTTAATGATGGACTGGTGTATATCCTTCTTCTCGTTATCTCTTTTACGGAAGTAGTCAGCCATTTCATAAATCTGTTCTTGAGACATAATAAGAACGATGTTATCAGGTTCAGGTTTTACTCTACCTTGAACTTCCATACCTACGAAACAATATTGGCTGTCGTCAGGTAGTTGAAGGGTGTGAACCTCGTTCACCCCCAAGAAAATGTTTTGTTGTGATATAGACATAATTTTAAGTTTTTAGATTTACGACAAAGATAAGAAGAAAATTGCTAACGAGCGGCAGGTTCTCTGAAAAAAAGTTTTTTTCTTTGGGACAGGTCTTTGTGTGGTTGTATCAAAGATTATCTCCATATTGTTTTGAGGGTATAGGATAGGTCTTACACTATCTTTCATAGTGAAGCTTCTAATCTCATCGTTCCATCTTTTTCCGTTCCTTATACGACAGATATGCTGTGATGATACATTATACAATTTAGCAATCTCTCGGTTAGTGAGTTGTGTTGTGTTAAAAAGATGCTTCATTTCTTTCACATCTTGTTCGTTAAGTTTGTAAGCGCCAATCACGATAAGTCCCCCTCTTCTTTTCTGGTTAGTGAACTCTTGGGTTTATTACAATCACAATCACTTATTTGGGCATCGTATGCGTATTCAGGTTGAGTGATTGTTGTTGTCCCGTAATGGAAACTTTCACCACTTTCCCATAAGTCATCAAAGATTGTTTCAATACTCTCACCATCGTCAATTCTTTCTTGGAATGGTGCCCACTCATTATCCTCTAAAATTACAGAAATCTCTTGGGTGGCAAAGGGTCTAACATAAAATGTAATGTTCTTCATATTTTTGATTTAATATAAATATAGGAACATTTATAAAATAAAAAAGGGGGGACTAAAAAAAATCCCCCCTACGAAACTACCCAATATAATGTCCTGTTAGGAAAATGGCGAGAACCTAACTTTCAGGACTTGGCGTAGCAGCTGGGTAATTATCAGGCAATATAATCTTTACCTCAATAGTATCTAGACCTTTATGGTTGATGTCTATTGAGTGTTTAACCTTATAGTCAGGGTGCCTATTCTTTAAGAAAAATTGGAGGAGGTTTGGATTATCAGTAATTGATTGTTTTAGTATCTCCTCTGCCATTTCTAGTTCAATTTGGAAATACTCATTTATTGCTTCCTTAAACTCCTCATCGTATTTCTTCCATCGGTAATACGACTTTTCAGCACACCCACATAGTTGGGTTGACTGCCTTACTGACTTACCTTCAGCTAATTTATTGAGCAGACACTGCTGTTTTTGTTTTGTAGTGTGTCTGTTCTTATCTTCCCTTGAGTAGATATAGGCTTTTTTAATTGGTTTGTTTTGCTCTTCCATACAAATCAATTCTATCTTGTGGAGTATTTGGGGATTGACCCAATTTATTCTGTATGAAATTATCTATCAATCTAATTTCAGACACTGCTAATCTATTGAAACCCACTACTTGAATGCGTTTATCAACTTTCTCTAATGGCGATAACTTACAACCACAACCCATCTTATTCTTCTCCTTTATTTTTTTTTATGTCTCCTAACCTTCTGTGAACTCCCCATATGAGTTCGTTGAAATAATAAGATAATTCGTATTGTTCCTCTTCAGCCAGTTCTTTAACCCTTAACTCATATTTCCATAGAGTTTCATTCAATAGTTTGGAAGTTTTCTCACCAGTAACTTTAGACAATTTCTGGCAATTCTCAATAACATTATCAACACCCCATTCAATAAGGGCAACCCTATCTTCTGTTGGAATGTTAAACAACTCCTTCACTTCTATTTCTTCCATATTAAAGTTTCTCATTGCGTTCTATTCTATTTGACGGGACAAAGTCATAGTGTTTTCTGAAGTTAGATAACTCTTTAGACATTTTATCAATCTGTTTTTCGTAGTCATCAATTTTATCCTTGAGTTCTCTGATTTCAATTTTAAGGTCATTTATAGTTGAAGAATATACCTCTAGCAATTCTTTAACATTTTCTATAATAATCTTGTCCGTCTCTGCGTTTGTTTTTCTTGAACCAAACCAGTATCCCAAGAATGTTGTAATTAAGGTTATCAACCCCGTTAGCATTATATCCATATACTTAAATATCTTTGTTGTGTTGTTTTAATTTAGCCTTGAACCAATCATCACTATCTTTGTATTTGTAAAATCCAATACCGACCAATATTCTTTCAACTTCCTCTTTCTCACTAACAACTGCTTTTTGACGAGATATTTTACTTCTACAGGACGAACACATCAAACAATTACCATATGCGTCAATATAATTTACACACCCTCTAAACCTTCCCTTTGGAAGCCACAACTCACAATTATGGCATTCGTATTCCCACTCTCCGTTGGGGTCAACTCGTTTTCTTCTTACTAATAAATAATCAGGTTCTTTTTCCATAGGTTATAAAAAGGGGAGTTGTAAAAAAAAGATAAGCCAAACTCTACTAATGTTAAAAAAGTAAAATGAAAACCAACTCCCCCTTGAATAATAAATATACTATAAAATAAAAAAACCCTAACTAGTTTTAGTTAAGGTTTCTTTTTATTACCAATAGTTTACGGACTTAAGTAATAATGTCTTTTATAAATTATAATCTATTTGATTAGCTAGTAAATTATATTCTACTAGATACTTAATAAATTATTAGTGGATTTAAGGAAGGTGATAAGTCCCCCTAGTCCCCCATTTGTAATAATGGTTATTTGACTAGGTCTCTTATCACTTTCTCTAAAGAACTACTAGTGTCTTTTGAGGTAGAAGGGTATAAGTCCATTGAATTACCTTCAAGTGAGTTAGAGTATTTCAACCCTAACATCAATAAATATATGAAATCAAAAATAAGTTTCAATACCCTTACAAAAAAAATATGAAAATAATATTTATTATAGGAACTTGACTGATGTTCCTAAATATACTATAATTAAACTATGCCACAAATCAAACTATCATTTACTCAAGTAAGAAACATTAAGAAACTCCTATTACAAGGAAGTTTAACTCACGCACAGATTGCCAAGAGATATGGTGTCTCAAGAGGACACATAACTAAAATTGGGATTGGAATGAAAGACCCAAGTAAAGATTACGGAAAGTGGAAAACTCTTGATGTTATTGAGAAACCACTTAACGAGAAATCTTAAGATTTCTTTTTTTCTTCCTTGAAAGGTTGTGAGATTGCTACTCTAATTTGTTCTGCGTGATTACCACAGATATTCATTCTGTCCTTCGCACTTGGAACTGCTAATACCATTTTCCTTTGAGAAGAACAACGGGACATATAACCGATTAGGCTTTCACCTCTTTTGTAGATAGGTAAGTAATCATTCATAATCTTAATACCAACAATGGTTATTCCAACTATATCTTAATCTTCTACCTAATACTAATCCACCATTTCTAAACTTCTCACGAGGGTCAGCAGGTTGAAGTCCATTTGTAATCATATAGGTATAATACGGCTGGTAGAGGTTCTGGTTCCAATACAACCAATCATTTGCTCTTTGTGAGTAGTAAGTAGCCAAATCTTCCATTTGGTTCTTTAGAGTTCTCCAAACCGCTAAATCTACAGGAACACTAAACTCTGTGTTTTCTTGTTGTATGCCTTTGTTGGCATACTTTGCTAACAAGTTATTGGTAAGATATACACCCGTCCAATACAACACAACATTCTGTAAGTATTGGTCTAACACAAACTTCCAATCCGCATATTGAGGTAATAAAATGTCTCCACTTGTAATCAATTCATTCATTCTATCAAACATTCTATCACCGACCAAATCACGAGCGTTGATTAGGTGTGCTTGATTTAAGGCTGGTATGATATTACCAGTCAGTAATGAGTAATCAATAGGGAGGTTTTCCCTTACGAAACTCTCGTCAATATAATAAACATATGCCATTACGCAGCGAAATTAGGAACTACAAGTTTATTCACAATTTTAACAGGTCTGTTGTATTTTAGTGTTAAGACATTCTCAAGAGCAACATTTATTTTTCTCAAGGCTGGTTCAATAACCATAGCTAACATATGTTTTGTGGCAACTACCAACTCATCTGCGTTCTGACTAAATGGATTACTTCCAAAAGTCTGAATGCCCAATAATAAGGGCGACGAGATTTGATTAGATGTAAGGATACTTTGGATACACATTTGTAATACCTCTGTGTAGAAAGTATCGTTTGCTTGGTTTGAGATGGTTTGGATTTCAGGTCTCTCTTCTGCGGTATTGGAGAATGCTAACATTACTTTCTGTCCGTTCTTACCTTGATACGACCTGATTAGCTCATCGTAGACGCTTTCTTTTTCTTCAGGGGTAGGGTCGCCAATCAAAGACACAAATAAGTTCGGCATAAGAGATGTGGCAATGTTTCTTTTGTGCCAGTCAAATACCTCGGCTTCTAACACCGCAGCATTTATACCCGCTTGATAAGGGGTTACTGGATAGTGTTTGTTGTCTGATGGTGTGTATTGTTTCCAATAGTAGAGTTGTCTAGCTTCACCTCTTTTGGTTAAATCCAATCCGTGAAACTTGGTAATCTTTTTATTTTGGACTGGCAACTGCCAGTATTCAGAGTAGTAGAACCAATCCATCTCTCTATCGTGTTCGTCATAATCTTTCTTACCAACACGGATATTTTGGAAAGGAATGTGGTAGATACTTTCAATACCAGTCCCCTCCCTATTGGGTATACATTCTAAACTCCAACCTCCAAAAGTCCAAAAATCATATAATAATTTATAATATAATTCGTTAAGGTTTTCATAACGATTTATCATAGGGTTTCCAATACCCTCAATTTCTACTCCCTCACCCATACTCATATTGACTTTACTATCAATACAAACTGATAATACTGGTGAGCTCTCCTTGATTTGTAATAGGAATTGTGGATAATCATTATTCACATTTCCCCAAGATACCCAAGGCTTATTTTTTGTTTCAATCTCCATATTCTCACGCACATCAATTCTGTTGATGCGGTAATCAATGGTGAAGGTCTTAAAGTTCAGGTCTTGTGATTTATTCATATCCATATTCTATAAATAGTTAAATTATCTTATTGTGTGGAGAATAAATCCAGGAAATCCAGCTGATGTTGATGAAACCAAAGTCGCACTATCACTACCAGCCCAAGTTGTAGGGAAAGTTGAAATTGAATATATGTTATTTCCAATTGATGTGGCACTGGTTGCCGCAGTATTAAATGGTGAGATATATTGAGTTCCAGCGTTGTTTATTACAAAACCATTATTCCACATTAAAACACCATTACTAAAATAAAAACTAGCATTTATACCCATTTGCCCAAAACGAGAAACGGGAGTTGATGCGGCAGTAATTTTAACAACAATAAAATAGAAGCCAGGACCAGTTCCACTAAAAGATAGTGGTGATGAGAATGTCCCCGTCTTAAATCCCGTTGATGCTGCTGAAATGTTTATCGTATTACTCAACTTTTGATATGGGATATATCCGTATGTGTCGTTGTATTGTGCGTTATAAAACGCCACATCAACACTTTCACCTGCTCCCAAAGTCAAGCAGTTCATAGTGAATGCTGAATAGGAGTATAAACCATTATCGTAGAAGTATGACGATATTAAAACATTCTGTGATGCTGCTGGCGGTGTTGTGGTTGTTCCAATACCACTACCATAATATTTGGCAGCTGCTGGTCTATAAACATTAAAAAGGTTAGAACCCTCAAATCTGTCTTCAGCGATTTTAACTCCCGTGTTATTTCCAAGACCATCTTGTAGGGCTTGAATTGATTGTGTAATACCCGTAGTTGCTGTCTCTAAATTGAGGACGCCAGGGTATGATGTGTTGATTGGTAATGGTGCTAGATTTGCCATTCTGTGTATTTCTTATTCTATAATTATCGGCTCAACCCATTCAATTAGGGGTAAGTTTTTTACCCATTCGTTTTGGGGGTATATTGACCCATTTATTTCTTCTTGGGATATAATCCAATTAGAAGGTGTGTTTCCGTCTAAAACGGGATAGAAATACCAATCGGGTTGAACTAATTGTCCCTCCAAATCGGTCTTCTGTAATTCTGTAAGTTTTCCTACTAATATCATAATCTACCTAATGATGTGTTAAAGTTAGTTATAAGTGTGTTTAATGTGGATACTTCAGCGCCAGTTAAAACACTACTAATTTGGAACCAGTTGTATTCTCTTGTGGTTCTTGGACTTGGACTACCATTATTATTATTAGCCATTACGAATGCCGTTCTGTTAGGTCTTCCCGCAAGCGCAATAACTTCAGTTGCTAATATAGTTCCGTTCCTATATCCTTTAACATCACCAGCATCTATTCTCTGTAGTAAATTAAATCCGTTGCTAGGATTATTTACAGCTGAAAAAGTAATTCCTACTAAATTATCACTAATAGTTCCTAACATATTTGCGGAACTTCTTATATTCATATTTGACCTATGGGAAGCGTCAGTAGCACCAATATCAAATCTTGTTATAGTTTCATTTTGGTCGGTTCTTGAATATACACCTAATCCAATCGTATTGGCACCATCGGTATTCAAGTTAAAATTAGTATCACCATAACCATTCACTCCATTAGATAGAACCCCCGTTGAAGCGAATGTAATACCACCACTCCAAGTCATATCTTTAGTTCCTGGTGATTTTGCGTTGATTGCCGTTGAGGCTGATGTTCCACCCAGTATTGGATAGAATACATTTAACAAACTCCAAAGACCCGAAGATTTTAGTGATGTAAATAATTCATTTGTTGCTCCCGAAATATTACAATCCAAAGTTCCGCCAGCGGCAACAACAGCAGCTAAATAAACTTCAGCATCGGGGTCGGATGATACACTACAACCAGCAAATCCTGCGGATTGAGGGAAACCACCAACAATATACCAACTACCGAAATTACCCGAAGACATTTCATTTGCGTAATAACCATTAGGAACAAGTGTTGTTAAACCTGCGTCAAGATAAACTTGTTGTGATGTGGTTAAACAAGCCCAACAAGTAAGTCCAGCACCAATACAACCACCACAATTACCTAAATCTAAAGCATATACATTAAAATAACATACCCCACTACAAGCTTCATTTTGAGTTGCTCCCGATGATACTGAAAATACCAAAGGCACAGCTGGACTTGGTGATGGAGTTGGGGTTTGAGTTTGAGTAGGAGTTTGAGTAGGAGTTGGGGTAGGACTAATAGGCAATGGTGATGAAGTAGGAGTTGGGGTAGGACATACCGCAGGGTATGAAAGGTATGCGGTTGTTTGGTCGCCGACTGGCGGATAATAAACATTACCACCAATACCATTAAATCCAAAAGTAATAAAATCACTATTACCACTCCAACTTACACCAGATGTAAGAATATTTGTTGATTGTTTTTGAGAATACCAACCTAACCAATTATTAGATGGGTCATAACTTGATAAAATAGTATAATAAAATCCACCATCGTTTAATTGATATACTGGATATAAATCAACCCCATTAGCACCAATTACAATATGACCTTGAGTTGAACCACTACGGACTGCGTAAGCGTATGGAGCACTTGAACCACTAATTTCATATTGTCTTAAATACGAACCATTTTGTAATGTAGATAGTGTTGAGCTTGATACAATAAACTCTTCGGGACATAATGGATATGAACTTTGAGTTGGAGTTGTGGTTGGTGTTTGAGTAGGTGTTGAGGTTTGAGTGTTGGTAGGGGTAATCGTAGGCGTAGGAGTGTTGGTAGGGGTAATCGTAGGCGTAGGAGTTGGACTAAATGGAGGGACTGGGTCGCACTCACTCCAAGTGTTAGAATTACAAGACCAACATTCCGTAATCGCAGACCACGAACAATCAAAAGTTGATGGAGTTGAACTCGGTGTATTGGTAGGGGTTTGAGTTGGAGTTTCCGTAGGACTAACCGATGGTGTTATTGTCGTTGTTGGACTAACACTTGGGGTAATAGAAGGCGTAGGTGTAGGACTAACACTCTCGGTTGGAGTTAAAGTAGGAGTATTAGTTGGGGTTTCCGTAGGGGTTTGAGTGTTGGTAGGAGTAATCGTAGGCGTAGGAGTTAAACTCTCGGTAGGAGTATTCGTAGGTGTTGTTGTTGTGGTTTGGGTTGGTGTAATACTTGGGGTAATAGAAGGCGTAGGAGTAGGACTAACACTTTCCGTAGGTGTAGTCGTTGGAGTATTCGTAGGAGTAATACTTGGGGTATTGGTAGGAGTATAGGTCGGCGTCTGTGTTGGACTTTCCGTTGGGGTAATACTTGGAGTATTCGTAGGAGTGGTGGTAGGAGTTTGAGTTGGAGTAGAACTCGCACCAGGACTACCACTTGGACTTGGTGTGATAGTGTTTGTAGGAGTTATAGAAGGAGTTTGGGTGGTCGTTGGTGTCGTTGTATTGGTAGGAGTAATTGAAGGTGTTAGAGACGATGTAGGCGTGTTAGTAGGAGTGGTGGTAGGAGTTTGAGTTGGTGTAGTAGTAGGCGTAGTAGTTGATGTCGGTGTCTTGGTTGGACTAACCGATGGAGTAATACTTGGAGTATTGGTCGGGGTTGTGGTTGGTGTTTTTGTTGGAGTAGGGGATGCGGAAATTGACGGAGTAATCGTTGGTGTGGTTGTTTTGGTAGGGGTCGGGCTTGGAGTTATAGATGCTGTAGGATTTGGTGTAGATGAAACATTATAGTAAATTACATTATTAGCAGTATTCGCTGTGTTTCCTGTGTAATATTCCAAGTTTTCATCAACAAAGATAAATCCTAATGATGAAACCAATTTTTCATAGGTAAGATTTACATTTAAGTTTGTTGGTGATGCTTGTTCGTAAACACCAATCCAATATTGGTTTTCGTTTTTGAGGTGTAAGTTTACAGGTGTCCCCGCACTGAAAATATAATTTGTCGCACCACTCAAGAATGTATTGAACGAAAACACATCATACTTTGACGCATAAGCTGATGGGTAAGTTGAACTAACATTTTCAGGAATAAAAGTGTAGCTTTCCTTACTCTGTGAGTTTTGTAATCTCCAAAGATAAGTTGGATTTGCTAATGTCTTAAACTCACTAGCCAAGACAAAAAGATTGTTCGTTGCGTTTTGTTGAATGTATAACATCTTATGCGTTCATATAATTTGTGATGATAGATTGGAAACCTGGCATATCTCCCGATGATAAACCAGAACCGAAGAACCAAAAACCAGAAGTCCAACTGAAACTTGAGGTGGCATCATTACCATTAAAGTTAAGGTTCATTTGACCTCCCCCAACTCCAACATCAACAGCTGTTTTGGTTTTTGTTGTTTGTGCCACATCATTTGTGAAGATGATAGTTGTATCAGCTGAAGTTTGCCCGTCAATCGTAGCTGCCTTAAATCCAATACCCGTGAAGTCATAAGCAGAAGTCAAACCAATACCCCTAAAGATGTTATGTGCTGTGGTTGAATTGTATTTTGCCGTATTCCAAGAGTTATTATTCGTGCTCCACATCGCATTAGTTCCCGATGAAGAATTGGCAACAAAAGCGGCAACATAAGTTCCTTCACTATTATTAAGAGTTGTGGTGCTAATATTATTTACGCTCGCTGAATTACTACCCAATTGGATATAGTTTTCGTTGGTAAATCTCCAACCTGCCGACACATGCGTTGGAGGAACAACTCCTCCCGTATTAAATCTTAAAGTGGAAATTGTATTTGCTGGTGTAATCCAATTTATAAGGGTGAATGCTGAACTACCACCAGCGGTTAAATCAACCTTAAAGATATACATATTACCCAATTTAGTCCAATAGCCAGCGGCTTTTAAGTCAACTACAAGTTGGTTCTGTAATACTTGTTGTGAGTAAGATGGTGCTGCGTATCCCAATCCCGATGCTCTTGTAAGGATTGCCGTGTATTCAGTTGTGAATGTTATAGGTGTTGAAGAAGGAGTGGGGGTAAGGGTCTTCGTTGGCGTAATCGTAGGGGTAGTTGTATTCGTTGGGGTAATCGTCGGTGTTGTAGTTGGAGTAGTGGTCGGTGTTGTAGTTGGAGTAGTGGTCGGCGTTGGCGTTATGGTTGGAGTTGTGCTCGGTGTTGGCGTTATGGTAGGGGTTGTTGTTTGTGTTGGTGTTTGTGTTGGCGTAGGTGTTGGACTTGGTGATGGTGCCGCACCAAAAATGTTGGGAACTAAACCCCCATAGTTAAACACATATTGACCTTGAAAAAGGGTTCTTTCTAAAGATTTTTGGATTTCAGCCATCTATAATTCTTTTATGTAAATCTTCTATAATTTTATCCACATCAACATCTATACGACCTTTTTGTGTTGGTATAATATAATTTTTTGTGAGAATTAAACTTGTATCCTTGTAAAACTCTACCTCAATAAATAGTTCATTACTCCATAAATCTAAAGTCAGCAGAGTAAGTTTATATCTATCACAATAAACATAAATATTTGCTCTACGAACACGAACTTTTTTATTGACCTCTAAATCCATATAATCAAAAAAAAGGGGGGAATAGTCCCCCCTCTCTTATGTTGATTAGTGTTTTTTATTCTCTATCAAGACCGATGTTAGAATTAGCTGCCAACCAAGCCGTCAAAGTTTGACCTGGTGCTACATCAATTTGTGGAACTGAAATAGTTTCGTTTGATGTAAGAGTGATAGTGTATAATTGACTATCACCAGGTAAAGAACCTGAAGCCACAGAAGCACTTTCAATAAACATTCCCGAAGGTGATGCCAAGAAATACTTACCTGTCTTCAACTTAACGATGAAGATAGAAGCAGTATTTTTAACAATTTCTTGGTAAAGATTTGTTGCTTCTTGATTTAGACCAGGAATGGTAAAGATAAGTTGGGTATTAAATGTGAAACCCAAACTTTCCAAGTTGATTGAAGTTGCTTCATTCAAAGCTGCGCTTGAATTACGGACAATATCAATTTTCTTGAACTCGTTTCCTGTAGTAGATGCGGTTAAACCAATAACCTCACCTGTTCCTGAATAAGCGATACTTCCCAAAGAACAAGTAGTTCCTGTGCCAGGTGTAAGGACATACAGGCTATCAAGACCTGGAATGTTGTTTACACAGCTTTGGAGCTCTAACCCGTTGGTAATACAGCAGTTATATGTAGATGAACTCATAATATTTTTGTTTTAATTTTTAGTGAGGTTTATGTTTAAGATGCGTAAACTACTTGAGAACCGAATGCTACAGCAGCACCCAACTTCATTGCTAATTTCATACGAACCTGTTGGAAGTCATTAGACCACCAAGAAATTGGTGATGTAATATCAGACAATAAGTCAGTTCCATACATTAAGTTTTCAGGGTTAGTCAAAACCATATGA